GGGATAGATGAACTTAATGCTGCAATATCTACTGTCACTGCAACTGGTGTTCCTGTTGAATCAACCTTTGCTGGACTACGACAAGTTATTGCTGCGATACAAAAGCCGACCAGTGAGGCAGCTAAAGCGGCAAAAGACTTAGGAATAGACTTCAGTGCTACAGCTTTGAGTACAAAAGGTTTAGGAGGTGTATTAGAGGAACTTGTTGCAAAAGGTGGAGCTAGTGAAGAAACCCTTGCAAAATTCTTTGGATCTGTTGAAGCAAGGACAGCAATATTACCTTTGTTAAATGACCAGCTTGTTAGCTTTAATAAAAACTTAGAGAATCAGGCAAACGCACAAGGCACTGCGGCTGAAGCTGCATTTACAGCATCAAATACTATACAAGGACAATTAACAAGACTTGGAACCGCATTTACAAATCTGACAACAGATGGCTCAGAATTTGGTGTGATTATTAGAGAAACTTTGAAAGTAGCTGCTGTTACTGTTGAGGCTTTAGCTGCGGCTGCAAAATTAGTAGCTGCCCCATTTAGAGCTATCATTGCTCTTACTGCGGAAGTCGGATCTGTAATAGGAAAAGCAATAGGAATAGATGCAACAAAAACTTTATTCAATCTTGAGCAAGGCTGGATAGGAATCAAAGAGGCAGTTACAGAGATTTCAGATAGAGTTATTTTTGTTGGGAAAGTTATAGGAGGTGTTATTGGTAATGCAGCGTTAGCAATAGGTGAGTTTGCAAGTGGTATAAGAGAAACAATAGGAGGAGTAGCACAGAAAATAGCTGATTTCTTTAGACAAGCTTTTGAAAAGATAGTCAGTTTTATTCCAGAACCTTTAAAGAGATTATTAGGTGGTTTTGAGTTACCACCGATTGATTTAAAAATTAAAGGTATAAAAGATTTTGGAAAAGATTTTCTCAAAGGAGCAAAAGAAAAAGCTGAAGAATTAAAAAATACTGTTATTGAGTTTAGCGGTGTAGAGAGACAAATTACTGAAGAAAATAATAAACAAGTTGACGCAAAAAATAAAATAGTAGCTACAAATGGAAAGATAAAAACATCTGTTGATTCTGTTACTAATGCTGAGAAAAAAGCAACAGATCAAGCAGATAAGTTAAAAGATAAGTTTATGAAAATAGGAGAAGATATTGAAAGAGGTATAGTTACAAACCTTACTGACGCTGTAATGGGTACGAAATCACTTGCAGATGCGGCAACAAGTGTATTGAATAATCTTAAAAGACAACTTATTGAACTTGCTATACAGAAAGCAGTTTCTGGAATAGGAGGTAAGATTGGTGGATTTTTAGGTGGTTTGTTTGGTGGTAAGAAAGAAAGAGGTGGAAGAGTATCGGCTGGTGGTGCATTTTTGGTTGGTGAGAGAGGGCCTGAGATTTTGCAAATGGGTTCAAAGGGTGGCAATATTATCCCAAACAGTGCTATTGGAAAAGGTGGCGGCACTACTACTAATTTAGTGACTGTGAATGTAGATGCCTCTGGTTCATCTGTTTCTGGTAATACTGCTGATGCAAACGCACTTGGTCAAGTAATTGGACAAGCTGTACAGGCTCAACTCATCAAAGAAAAACGTGCTGGAGGTTTATTAACTAGATAAATGGCAACTTTTCCAAGTATCTCTCCGACCTACGGAATGAGAAAAACAAGCTCACCAAGAATAAGGACAACTTCTTTTGGTGATGGATATGAGTTTAGGGCTTTGTTTGGCTTGCCTTTAACTCAAGACCCAAAAGTATATGATCTAACTTTTAATGTTTCAGAGACAGAGGCTGATGTTATAGAAGGTTTTTTAAGAAGCAGAGTCAATGATCAAGAAAGCTTTACATTTACCCCACCCGCAGAAGGAAGCACACAAACAGGGACATATTCGCAATCCGCAACAACTGTCACAATAACAATTACAAATCATGGTCTTGCTATCGGTGATGTTGTAACCATTGACTATACATCAACTGCAAGTGGATCTCCTACAGATGGTGATTTTGCAATAGCTACGACTGCTGACCAAAACACATTTACTGTTACGGCAGCTTCTTCAGCAACTGATAGCGGTAATGTTTCTGTTACGTTATCAGGTGCTGGTAAATATGTTTGTCAATCTTGGACTAAATCAATACCTTATAACAACAGAGCGATTTTAAACTGTACCTTCAGAGAAGTTTTTGAACCCTAATGGCTATACCTACCGCAGAACTGCAATCTTTAACAAATAAATCAATAATTGAACTTTATTCAATTACTTTAGTTGCAGCTTTACATGGATCAACTGATGTTACTAGGTTTCATTCTGGTGTTGGCATGAACAGCAATGCAAATATTATCTGGCAGGGAAACACATATACAAAATTTCCAGTCATTGCAGAGGGGTTCGAGTATGTAGGGCGTGGAACTTTACCAAGACCAACTCTCACAGTTTCAAATGTTTTAGGAACTATTACAGCATTAATGGCAACAGCAAATGCAACAACACCTTTTAACGATTTACAAGGAGCCAAATTGATAAGGCATAGAACTATGGCTCAGTTTTTAGACGCTGCAAACTTTCCATCAAATCAAAATCCATTCGGTACACCTTCAAGCACTACAGAATTACCTCAAGAGATCTATTTTATTGATAAAAAAATTGTTGAAAATAGAGAAGTTGTACAGTTTGAATGTGTTTCTGCACTTGATTTAGAAAACATTAGAGCACCAAAAAGACAAGTTACTAGAAAAGATTTCCCTTCAGTTGGTACTTTTACATGACTTGGAAAGAAAAAGCTGCTGAATATGCTGTTGAGTGCCTTCCTAAAGAGTCTTGCGGTTTGTTAGCGATAATTAAAGGCAAAGAAACTTTCTGGCCTTGTGAGAATCTATCAGAAGCACCTGACGAATACTTTGTTATGTGTCCTGATTCATGGGCTGAATGTGAAGATCAAGGAGAGCTTATTGGTATTGTTCATTCTCATACTTATGGTTCTGCCTTACCATCTAATGCTGATAAAGCATCTTGTGAGCATTTGGGCTTACCTTTTTATATTTATAGTGTTGAGCATAAAGACTGGCATAGCTTCAAGCCTAGTGGATATAAGTCTGGACTTTTTGGGAGGACATGGATCTGGGGGAAGCATGATTGTTGGTCACTAATTACGGACTATTTTTTAGAAAAAAAACAAATAAAATTAAAGTTTTGGCCTAGACCTAAAAGTTTAAAAGAGTTTGCTTATAATCCTTATTTTGAAAAAGTTTTGACAGGTTCTGGTTTTGTTGAAGTATCTAAAGATGATATACAAGAAAATGATGTTTTATTAATGGAAGGGGCAGAGGAAAAACTTAATCATGTCGCTTTGTATATTGGCAATCAAACTATATTTCATCACAACATAAAACAGTTGAGTTGTAGAGAGATATATGATCTAAGATATATACAAGCCACAAAAAAAGTTTTTCGATATGCAGCTTAGAAAACTAACAGTTTATGGAAGGCTGAGACAGTTTTTAGGCCAATCACATTTTGATGTTGCTGTAAATAATCCTAGACAGGCTTTTGCCTTTTTGATTGCAAACTTTCCAGAAGTAGAAAACCACATGACAAATCAACTGTATAAGGTAAAAATGGGTGATTTAGAAATTACAGAAGATTTATTAGAAATTAAAGGTGATGGAGATATAAAAATTATTCCTATTGCTGTTGGTGCAAAAGGTATAGCTGTCGGAGCTTTACTTGGAGGAATAGGATCAGGTGCTGTTTTAGGGGGTGTTACTGCTGGATTTTTCTCTACCGCTATCGGTGGTATTGTTGCAAGTGGATTAACTGCTGTGGGTACTTCTATGCTTATTGATGGAGTTACAAGTATTATCGCACCAACTCCAAAAGTGCCGAACTTTAATGCTTCAGATTCTTTGTCTGATAATGACCCAAATGTACAAGCCAACTTTGGTTTTAACTCAATCACTAATACTTCGAGGGCTGGTGTTCCAGTCCCAATAATATATGGAGAGGTGTTTACTGGATCTGTTGTAATTAGTTCTGGTATTGATACAGTTCAAGTGGAGGGTACAGCAACATAATGGGTACTTTAGCTTTTCCAAATGGCGGTGGTCATAATACTTTATTAGGTCAGATCGCAGGTTTAACAAACCCTGATTTACCTAAAGATTCTCTTGCATCAAAGCAGTTTCAAACGCTAATTGATCTCATATCAGAAGGAGTCATATCAGGATTCCCCTCTGCCACAGGTTCTCAAGGTTCAACAGAATATAACACAAGTGCGCTTAAAGACGTATTTCTTAATGGGACTCAAGTATTACAACAAGCTGCTGGTACAAGTCCAGATGATACAGATTTTAATTTTCAAAATATATCTTTTGAACCTAGATTTGGCACATCAAATCAAACGGCAATCGCTGGCATTTCTGCTAGTGAATCAGAAACTGCTGTTGGTGTAACAGTTACAAAAGATTCTCCTGTTTCAAGATCAATAACAAATACAAATATTGATGCTGTTAGAGTTACAATTGCATTTCCTCAACTACAAAAATTTGAAGATAACGGTGACATAAATGGTGCTGAAGTAGCTCTTACAATTCAAACTATAGAAAATGATGGCACAACGCAAACAGTTATAACAGACACTGTAAAAGGTAGGGCAGCAAGTACATATTTTAGAGATTATAAAATTAATCTTCCCTCTGGCACTAGCTTTCCTGTAACTATCAGAGTAAATAGAACAACTGATGACAGTACTGATTCATTTTTAAATGATTCATTTCAATGGTCATCTTTTACAGAAATTATAAACGAATCTAGACCTTATGCTAATTCTGCACATTTAGCAATACGCTTTGATGCTGAAACCTTTCCTAGTGTTCCTTCCCGTATGTATAGGCTCAGAGGAACCCTTATTAAAATTCCGCACAATGGTACTGTTAGGGCTGATGGATCAATAAGTTATAGTGGGACTTTCAATGGTACTTTTAAATCTGACAAAGAATATTCAAATGATCCAGCATGGGTTTTGTATGACTTGCTTACAACTTCAAAAGGTTTTGGAGATCATATAGATACCTCACAATTAGATGTTTTTAGTTTTTATTCAGCATCTGTATATTGCTCAGAGCAAGTTGATGATATGACAGGAAATAATACTACGGAGGCAAGGTTCTCAACAAACGTGGTTCTTAATACCCAGCGTGACGCATATTCGTTAATTAATGATCTTTCCTCAGTAATGAGAGTGATGCCTTTTTATAGTGCTGGTGTTATAAATATATCTCAGGACAGGCCTACAGATCCAAGTTATATTTACAATCTCAGCAATGTAACATCAGAGGGGTTTTCATATTCAAATGCTAGTAAGTCAACAAAAGCAACTGTTGTAAATGTTGGATACTTTGATAATGAAACTCAATCTATAGATTATGAAACTGTCGAAGATACAGCGTTACAAGCTAAGTATGGAATTGTTGTTCGTAATTTAAAAGGATTTGCTACAACTTCCAGAGGTCAAGCTGCCAGACTTGGAAAGTGGTTTCTTTACACACAATCTAATGAAGCTGAAATCTGCTCATTTAAAACATCTATAGAGTCAGGAACAATAGTAAGAGTTGGGACAATAATATCTGTTCAAGATCCTATGAGAGCAGGGGTCAGAAGAGGTGGAAGAATAAAAACTGGAGTATCAACAACACAGATAGTGGTAGATGACTCAAATAATACTGATTTAGTTACCTCTGATTCAGCCACACTATCTGTCATATTGTCGGACGGCACTCTTGAGACAAAAACAATTTCTAGTATTTCTGGAACAACTATCACAGTATCCTCTGCATTTAGTTCTGTTCCTCAAGCAAACTCTGTATGGGTGATAGAAAATACTTCTTTAACACTGCAAACTTTTAGAGTTTTTTCAGTGAAAGAAGTGAATCAACTTGAATATGAAATACAAGCTGTTGCTCACAATCCGTCTAAATATGCAAGTGTTGAAGATGGTTCTATTTTGCAAACAAAAACTTTTACAAATCTAACTGCTTTAAAAGATTCACCTAGTAACTTAACAGGATCTGAACAAATAGTTGTTTTAAATAATCGTGCTGTATCTAAATTATTTATTCAATGGCAGCCTGTTTCTGGGGTTACAGAATACATGGTTCAATATAGATTTAAAAATGAAAACTTTATTTCTGAAAGAGTAAAAAGACCAGACTTCACAATATTTGAAACACAACTTGGAACTTATGAAGTTAGAGTTTTTAGTTATAACGCATTAGGCAAACCAAGCACAACACCATCGACAACAACATTTACAACTGTAGGAAAAACAGCTTTACCAGATGACCCCTCTGGATTGACTTTAGAACCTGTCTCAGATCAGTTTGTACGACTACGTTTTAACCCCTCTACCTCTGTTGACGTAATTCACGGAGGAACAATATCAGTGAGGCATACACCCTCTGTTAATCCAGCAGTAGCGACATTTCAAAACTCTACAGAAATAATCCCTAAACTTGCTGGAAATATCACAGAAACACTTGTCCCAGCACTTACAGGGACTTACAGCATTAAGTTTATTGATGACACTGGAAACAGATCAGACAACGCAGCAAGAATAATAGTTACAGCACCAGACCCACAACCTAATCAAGTCATACTTACAGAAAGAGAAGATACTGACTCACCACCATTTCAAGGAAACAAGGTAAATACTTTTTATGATTCAACTTTTGATGGGCTTTTATTAGATGGAACTTTACTATGGGATTCAATAACACAAAATATTGATGATTTATCCAATATAGATTTTGCTGGCCCTATAAACTCAAGCGGTTCTTATGAGTTTCAAAATAAGGTGGACATGGGAGCAATATTTAACTTGATATTAAAAAGACGTTTTGTCACCTCTGGTCTTTTTGTTAATGATCTTATTGATTCAAGAACTGCCCTCATTGATACATGGACTGAGTTTGACGGAACACAAGCAGATGATGTCAACGCAAAGCTTTTAGTTGCAACAACTGATATAGACCCAGCCACTTCAGTTTCAGCCACCTACGAACAGAGTGGGACAACTATCACTATCACAAAAACAGACCATGGATATTCTGTAGGAGATTTTGTTGTTATTGATTTCACTGCTGGATCTGCGACAGATGGTAATTATGAAATCCAAACAGTGCCAAACGCAAACACTTTTACAGTGACAGCAAGTGCTAGTGCAACCATATCAAGTGGAACTTCATGTACATATGGAGCAAACTTTACTCAATTTAATACTTTTGCAAATGGTGAATATACGGCAAGGGGATTCAAATTTAAGTGTGAACTAGAGTCAAATGACCCAGCACAAAATATAAATGTTACTGAACTTGGTTTTGAAGCAAGCGTAAAACGCAGAACAGAAACTGTTAATAGTTCTATTGCCTCTGGAACCTCTGCCAAAACAGTAACCTTTGCTAACCCATTTTTCACAGGCACTGGATCTCTCGGAGGTTCAACCACTGCATTTTTACCAACAGTCGGAATTACACTTGAAGGTGCTGTTACAGGTGATTATTTCAAAATTACATCTATCACTGGTACACAGTTTGTTATTGAAGTAAGAGACTCAAGCAATAATTTTAAAAATCTTAATTTTAGATACACAGCCATTGGCTTTGGTAAAGGTACATAAATATGTTTATATTTAAGTTATCAGTTATTCTATACTTAAATAAAAAGATTTAGTAATGGCCACACATGATTACGATATTGCCAACCAATCTGGTGCGGCATTTAGAACAGACTTAAATAGTGCCCTTGCTGCAATACAATCTAATAACTCTAATTCTTCCTCTCCCGCCACGACTGTAAGTTATCAATGGTGGGCAGATACTACATCAGGAACTTTAAAGATAAGAAACGCAGCTAATAATGCTTGGATTGAGCTATTTCAATTAGATGGAACTTTAACTCTTGAAGATGGGTCAGCCTCCTCTCCAGCACTAGGATTTCGGGACGATTTAAATACTGGCATTTTTAGTTCTGCTGCTAATACTTTTAATGTTGCTACTGGCGGTGTTGAAAGAATGGAGCTTGGTGCAACAACAATATTTAATGAAGATGGAGCAGATGTAGATTTTAGAATTGAAGGTGATACAGCACAAAATTTATTTTATGTAGACGCTGGAAATAATCGTATTGGTATACGTACATCAACTCCTAGCACATTGCTTGAATTAAATGGCGGTGGTAATGCTACTTTGACAATCAATACTGGTAATAGTTCTGGGGATAATTCTCAAATAGCTTTTGCTGATAGTGATGACAGTAATGTTGGTTTTATTAATTACGATCATGGCACAAATAATATGCAATTTAGAGTTAATCAACTACAAAGAATGGTTATTGATGATACTGGTGATGTAGGAATCGGGTCTAATACTATTAGTTTACAAGGTACAAATAGAACAACTGTTAGTATTAATGGCACAAATGAATCTGCATTGTGTTTTAACAGAAGTGATACTATAACAGGTTTTATTTTTACAGACTCTGGTGAATTTAGAATACAAGCTGAAGCTGGTGCTAGTAATTTAGTAAAAATAAGAAATAACAATGGTACTATATGCCAGTTTGATGATGATGGAATAAAATTTAACGGAGATACCGCAGCGGTAAATGGCTTAGACGATTATGAAGAAGGCGATTTCACATTTCATTTAAGAAGCGAAGGAGGAACCAACGCTAGTATGTCAGGAAGAGTTGGAAGATATGTAAAAATTGGACAAACAGTTCATATTATTGGAGGTGGTATATATTCGGGCGACCC